TCTAAATGTCCTTTGTGGAGTGGATTAAAGTATCCACTAACTATAACTGCTTTTTTCATTTTAATTAACTAATTGTATAAACACTAATGTAAAGACTATAATAAATCCTACATATATTAAATCTATTTTTTTCATATATTTTTTATATCAAACCATTTTTTCATCACTACACTGTTTACTTTATATCCAGTTTTTTCATAGAAAGGAATTAATCCTTCTCTACAAAATAATGTAGCTCTATAACATCCGTTTTTTAGTACTTTATCATTTATATACTCCATAAGTCTTTTACCAATGCCGATATTTCTATATTCCTTATCTACTACTATATCCTCTAAATGACATGATCTATACCCTCTGATCTTATTTTCTACAACTATACTACCAAAAGCTATAATTTTTCCTCCATCTAAACCAACTATACCTATAGAGTTGAATTCTGTCCATGCATCATCAATATCAGGAATAAATCCTTCTGGTTGAATTTCAGATATAGGTTTTAATTGTTCTAATAATTCCCATACCTCAACTAAGTCCTTTTTTACTATTTCTCTAAACTGTATATTCACTTAACTGTTGTTAATCCTCTGAAGTTCTCTAACCATCCTTCAGTATTTTTTGTAACTCCTTCTATTTTATCTTGATCTAAATGATGTAAGAATGCTCCTGTCTGTAAGTCCGGTACAGGAGATTTTAATATCTTTTCTACATACTCTACTTCTTTATCATCTAAAGAGGTATCATGTAGGTCCATCAATTTAAAATTGGTCTCTACTCTATCCCAATTGTGTATTATTTTAGCAAAGATTTTTTTACCGTCTAGTTTTTCTTCCGCTACTTTAAATACGTAATCTAAATCAGTCTTTTCAGTTAATAGTTTAGGAAACTCAGCTACTATAGTTTTAATTCCTAATCCTTTAACACCCGGTAGGTTATCTGAGTTATCTCCTGTTAGGGCTTTTACTAGATTATAATTTGTAGGTAACACCTTAAGTTCCTCAAATATATTATCTTTAGTAAATGTTTTCTTTTTTACTGGTGCGTAAACTTCAATATTATTATCTACTAATTGTAAGAAATCTTTATCAGAAGAAACTATAGTCACTTTTTTACCTGCCCCAGAAGCTCTTTTTGCTAAATAAGCCATTATATCATCTGCTTCCAACTTATCTACTACCATTTGATGAACTGGTAAGCATTCTAAATAGTCTTGGGTTCTAAATAACTGACCTATTAATGCTTCAGTCTCTTCTTCTTTAGTATCGTACAATCCCCAATGGGTAATACGAGAGGTTGCACGTTGGGCTTTATAATTAGGATCAATATTCTTTCTATTTCCAGAACCTCCTTTACCGTCCCACACTACAACTACTCTTGTTGGATCAAATATTCTAGTAACATACCCCAAAGAACGAAGAAACCCTACCAGGCCACCAACATGGGCACCTGATGGGTTCATCGCCTTGAGCAGCGAGAACGATCTAATTAGAGTGTTCATCGCATCAATGACCAAGATGTGGTCATTCAACGCTCGGGGTGGGGTCTCCTTTAATTTTTTTAGAATATTATTATAGGACACTAATCAAGTAAGTTTGGAGTTATAACATCTTCTTCTAAGTCGCCTTCCTCTATAAGATCGAAGTCTAGACTACCTACTAATTTTAACCAATGTTCTTTATGAGCATCTTTATACTTATCGATTTGTCTTTTATCGTCTGGTATAAATCCATGAGAGGTCATTACTACTCTTCCTCTAGATTGCACTCCTCCAATATGATTCTTTTCTATCTGTACGTTTGTACGTTTTGCAAACTCTACCTGCATACCGTCTTTGATAGCTTTAATCTTAGATGTACCTGGATTGGTAATGTTACCAAACGTGACTACTAGGGTAGCATCATACCACATAGACATACCTCCTTTATTCTGTAATTTAGGCATACCCATAGGTGATTCAGGTTTCATAGTCCATACTTTGTTGATTGCAACTAAAGTATTAGTATACGGTGAATTTTCTTTTCTTGATAATAATATTTTCTGGTTAAGGTTATTACCAAATTGAGTAGACATTGCACCTGCATTCCATTCATTATTATTCTTATTAGATCTAACTGATAAGTCACATGGTACCGAACCTATACTATCCCAGAAAAAACACATATCATAAGGTAGATTACCTTTAGTCTGTTCGTCCATCAGATCGGCTATATAGACTGCCACATCTTCAATAGTATTTAATGTACCTCTATCAACGTATAGGAAATGTCCTTCATAGTCTGTAACTACTCCGTTTTTATCTTTAACTTCATCAAACTGTAATCCCATCTCTTTGGCGTGTTCCCATGACCACTTCATCTCTGTGATAATGAAGACCGGGAGAATGCCCAGTTTTTGAGCATTCACCGCAGCTTCTAGTAGGGCAGTTGTCTTGCCCGTATCACTATGTCCACGCAAGAGAGTGATATGTCCGGTAGGAATACCGGGTAATGATGTAATATCTTGAAAGGCTTGAGATAGTGGTATCCAACCTTGTTCTTTAAATTTTACAGAAGCATTAGAATAACCTTTTTTCTGTTTAAAATTTGATAAATTAAACGACTTACGTACTGCAGCAGTCGCTCTTGCTTTAGTTTCTTCTTTTTTCTTTGTCATATTATATTAACCGTAAATTATAAAAAAAGGCCGCCGAAGCGACCTATTCAATTACTCATTAAACAAGTCGTCGAACTTGCTAACTGTATCTTTATTGCCAGCTGTTGCTGTTTCTAAAGTGAAGTCTGTCTTAGCAGGTGCTTCTTTCTCAGCTCCAGCTGCTGGTGCAGCTTCTTCTGCAGAGCCAGGGTTAAGATAATTTTGAAGTTGCTTTTTGATAAAGTCATAGTCATACTCAGTATGTACTTCTATAGGATTAGGTTGAGTTTTTAACCAAGAATCTACTAGATCGTTATTATCTGATAAAGCTGTTTGTTTAGGTTTAATTCTTACAGTAGTTTCAGGATAAGGGTTACCTTCTCTCTGTTCTACTACTAGATCCCAACCATTTATTACATCGGTAAAGTCTCCTACATCTTCATCTTCAGCTAAAGCAAGTAAAGCTTTGTAGATAGTGATACCGAATCCCCATAATCTTACACCTTTATCTTCTTCTCCTCTAACTATTACAGGAGCAAAGATTCTAGTTTTAGGGTTAATCTTACCAGCTAACGACCAATTGTCCTTATCTGATGTTTTCTTAAGTTCTTTTACGAACTCCTCAATAGGGTCTTGTTTACCGAAATTCGATAAAGCAACCATCGGGTATTTTCCAATCCCGTAGTGGAATTTTAATTCCTTAAAAGGAAAAGCAGGGTCATGTACCGATGGTACAATTCTTACCGTTTGCTTACCTAATTGTGGTCTCCAAAAAATTGTGGAATAGTCAGTCTTTTCTCTTTGCTGACCGTTATTGTTTAACGCGTCAAGTTTTGCGCGGATAGCATTTAAATCCATATAACTAATTTTAATTTATTATAACTTATTATACTAATATAAGAACTTTTTTCTAGTTCTCCAACTCTATAATCTTAAAAAGTTTAGTATTTACCTTTTTAAGTTCAGGTCCTTTTGTAAGTAGTACACAATTTCTATAGTCGGACCAATTTATTCGATAACTCGTATCTAATTCGCCTCCGTTTAACTCTTTTATTAAAGTATTTAAAGCATTAATAGTATAAAGAGTATTAGAGTCTTTTTTTCTGTGTACTAATATTGTATTGTCTATGAACGTACCGATATTACCGAAGTCAACGTTATAGGTACATATGTACTCGTCTTGTGATTTGGAGTACAGTACAAAAATTTTGTTGTAAATAATTTTATACCTTTCTTGTATCTCCTGAAGTACATCGTCTAATGTATCTTCAGTAGCAAAAGTACAAAATAGCTTATTGCTCATATCGTCGTATAAATCTAACGGCTCAATATCATAATCGAATTCCGTAATAACTACTTCTTGTGTCATTTATAAATATCTTTTTGTTCTATAAACTAAGATCTTTTGAGTATTTAAATTTTATCGGGTATTTACCCCCGGTCTCTAATATCTCTCTTAGTTTTTCTAATGTTTCTTTTCCGTCTTCTTTATAAAAATCGAATAACAATGCGTCATAAGTGTACAAAACAAGGTTTGTTTTCTTATCCTGTAAGTATCTTAGTACTTCTTTTAAGATAAGAATGTTTCTTGAGGTTTCCAAACTTTGCATGATATAATTCATTAGTTTTTGAGGATTCATATCTTTTAACTTGCTAGTGAAAGGTTTTCTACTAATCGGTGCCAAGACTTCTCCGTCATTTTCATATCGTTTCCATAAGTCTTTGATATAATCATCAATTTTTGTAAAAATTGGTAGGAAAGCATATTTTTCTGGTATCTTCCCATAAATTGCGTGAAAGTTAATTTGTTTTGCTTTGTCGTATTCATCTTCTGTAATTTCTTCTTTATTAAAGTACTGTTTTGCTAACTGTTGATGAGCTGATTCATTTGTAAGAGGGTAACTAATCTGGTCACAAAGTAAACGCAGGTGATACCCGTCAAAATCCAACTCGACAAAATAGTCTCCTTGCGGCCGAAAGCAGGATCTATAGTCCCTTCCCTTAGGTATTGCAGCGAAATTAACGCTGTTAAAAGCATTAGTAGGTCTAGAAGTAACATTGTATAAATTATATGAGGTTAGTACTGTATTATTTATTATATTATACCTCGGATTACGAGGTTTAAACATTTTATTAAAGTTATCATAAAAAATTCCCAATCCAGCTTGTTCTAGTAAGAAAAATACATTAGTTGCTGTCTTATTATAAAAATCAAACCCTTCCGGTATCTCTAAATCTATAGTATCTTTTATAGATTCGTATATATTCTCACAACTTTCATATAACTTAGAAAGAGGAATTAGTTGATTAACCTGTTTAAAATTATTAAATTTATTATAAAAGTAATTTAATGTTGTATTATCCCTAGAAAACTCTAACCTATCATAATGTGTCATAGAGTAAAGTAGTGATAGATCGGTGGCTTCCTGTAAATTAAAGTGGTATAGTAGTTCTTTCTTATTAAGGGTATATAACTTACTTGTAGAATAAAGAATATCGTAGACACGTTCTTTTGTTACGTTAACTCCTTCACTATGATCAATAGGAATAATAAATCCGTGTTTAGAATGTACGGGTCTAATGTATACTGCTGTAGTGTAGGTAAGTTTTGGATGATATAAATTATTAGAACTTATTACATCTACATATAACCCTAATTTCGATAACCGTTGTAAGTTCTCTAACTTACTCTCTTGTTCAACTATATAAAACACTTAATAACCTTTTATATAATATACGATTATTTTATTGTTTTACAAACTCTGATGGGTCTTTTAATATTAATAAGATGCCTTTCATCTGGTTTCCAGCTTGTTTTGTGAGATTTTTATTTTTAGAAATACTACCGCTATAAACGTATTCACCTTTAACTACATCTTCTGCAGGTTGTTTTAAATTCCATTTTAAAGATAAACTCTCTACGTAAGGAAGTTGTCTAAGTTTAAGAAACTTTGGTTTTTTTGTTTCTATAACATTTTTATTTCTTTTGTCCTGTGAAAAATACCTTTCTATAAAGCCTTTTTCATAGTCTTTTTCTGTTGGCTGTATAAATTCACCTGTAAATTGAAGTTTTTGTATTTCTACATCTAATCTTCTTAACTCTCTTGCATTTTTAGATGGTTTATTACCTGTAAAGAATTTACCACTGTAGGTGATAAAGTAAGGACCGGTGTAATATTTACCATCTTCGGTAACATATTCCTTACCGTTAGTATATTTAGTTTCACTATATTTTGATTTTGGTAAATACATATGCTTATCCTCCTATATCTATAAAATTACCCTGGTCAAAAACTCCTCCAAATGCACCTTCTCCTCCTTCTGCTGTTCCGGTACTTGGAGGTAATATAAACATTTGACTAGTTATTTCTGTTTGCCATAAGTTATTCTCGAACTCTTGTGCTAAACCGGTGATAATAAACGCAACTACTCCACGGTATTTTTCCGGTAATATAGTTTCATCAATTAAAAATCCTTGTCCAACTTTAAATCCCGACATTCCTTTTAATGTTATTACTAATTCTAAAGGAATAAGTCCTGGTACTTCTTTATCTTTATTTCTTTGTCTTATTTTAGCATTTGCCTCACTTAAATTAGTAGCAAGCATATTTTTTACTGATTTTTTATTTTCAATATAAGTGTCTTCTCCTTTTTCTATATCTTTGATAAATTCTTCTAATGTTTTCTTTCTTTTCTTTTTATCCTCCTCAGTATCTTCTTCAACGGTGATATACTTTTTACTCATAAATCTATCTTCTAATCCTTCGTTCCATTTTTGCATAGCTAATAACTGATCACCAGCATCGGATTGATTTACTCTAGCTGAAATAGCAATCATAGCACTAATTCTGCTGGATAGTTTACTGCTGAGGCTTATGTCTAGAAATGTAGATCCTTTTCCTACAGCTTCTAAAGTTAATAAATCGTTACGAGATGGTGTCTTATCCCTATCCACAATATAGTACATTCTATCGTCGTCATCAAAATGAATATCAAATTCATTTATTTCTCCACCTGCGTTTTGAAGTTTTTTTAGTATCCTATTTACTAACTGTAAGACAGTTGTCTTTTCACTATCAGCTGCATCTGCAAATTCATCTAATATACCTAAAACAAATTTTATGTTAATGTATATATCAAGAATACCGGTTACACCGTCCTTAGATTGAAATTTAAAACTATTATTGCTAGGAATATAGCCAACTGCTGGGTCTACAATTCTATGTTGACTATAAGTAACAAAAGGTTGCGCTTTTTCAACGTTATTTTCAGTATTAAATTTAACGATTGGTTCTTTTTCGTCACCATATTTAAGCATTAAACAAACATTAATAGCCTCTAGTATATCTGATAGTGGCATGTAAAAGAACCTATTGTTAGGAGGGGCAGTATCTACATAATGGGAGTGTATTTTTACAGGTCTTCCAAGATTACTTTTAATTTGATTTGCTACTTTTTTGCTTTTAATTGGTTCAAATTCTCCTTCTTTATAGTCGTTAATTATTTCATTTAAAAATTGCTGTAGGGCTGTTCCTATTTGTTCTCTATCTCCTTCTTCTTCTTGATCTTCTGAATTTACTCCAGAATAGAATAATGTCTGTAATGATTCAATAAGTTCTCCTCTTCCTATCATATCTACTTTACAATCATATTCTCCATTTTCTGCATACGCCCATTGAAAGTTCTTTATAACACCAAAAAGTGCATCATAATTATACTTTGAATCTTTTCTTAGTTTACTAATTCCATCATAAACATCTTTTACTTTAGAGCCAAAAGTAATATCTTCAGGTATAGTTTTTACATCACTAAGGTCATTACCATCAAGGTAAACAGTATTCCCCCATTCTAGCAAAATATTGAATCCGGGCCTCAGATAAAGTTGTTCTAATTTTGATAGCTGTTCGGGGGAATTAGCTTTAAACTCTACAGTTGCCGCTTTTAGTGATCCATATACATTTTTAGTTTCTACAGATATACTATCAATACCGGGCATTGGTACAAAACCAAATTCAGTATTTATCTCATAAGAACTTTCATTTTGTCCAGGTCTAAATCCTTGTCTTACGCTACTGTTAAATAAAGTCCCTCCCATTAGTACATTGTCTTTTGCAAGTTTATCACCACCTTCTTTTGTATTTACACAAGAGGTTAACTTGATCCAAGAATGATTACTGTTAAGAAAAACTAACTCTTTATCGTCTCTGTAGTTTTTATTTAAAAGATTTTGACGTGCTTGTAATGCATCTATTACAGATTTATCGAAAGGGCC